TGACCCGACCAGCGCCGTACCAAGCCGCTCGACCCTGGCGAATGTCGCCGCCGCCGTGGCCCCGGCGATCTCCGAGAACGTGATGAGCGCATTCGGAATCGCAGGTACCGCCGCCGCAGGCGTTGGTGCGATGCTCCGTCGTGGCGGTACAGCCGCCGCAGCGGGCGCAGGAGCCGCCGCTGGCGCTGCCGGTGATGCGGTGAGCGCCGCGACCTCTGGTGGGCGTCTCTCGCGCTTTATGGGCGTCCTGAGCAAGGGTGTGGGCGTGGTGGCCAGGGCAACGCCACTTCTCGGTGCGGCTCTCTCGGCCGGTGCCACCGGCATGGAGTGGTACAAGCTGAAGAAGCAGCGCGCGGCGGGCGAGATCACTGAGGCCGAATATCAGGAAGGTCTCACCAAGGCGATCACCGCAGGCGTCGTCGGGGCGATCCCCGGCGTGGGTCTGGCAGACATCGTCACCGGGGGCGTGGCCTCGAACGCTCTGGGTGGAGCGATCTACCGGAACGGCGTGGCACCGCTCACGGCCAACTCTACCACGGTGCCCGGACAGGTGAGCCAGCCGCGCTCCCCCGAGGTGACGAATCTCGAAGAGCGGATCAACAACATGCAGGCGGGCGAGCAAATCTCCCGCGCGGCCGAAAACGTCGATCAGGCCATGTTGAAGCAGTTCGAGGAGATGAACAATCGCCTCGCCGCGATGATTCAGCTTTACCGTGAAGGCACTGAGCGAATCGTGCGCGCCACCGATCGGACGACCAACAACCTTGGTAATCTCCCATCGTAAAATAAAGACGTCAGCAAGGTGATACTGCTAATATTGCGGCTCAACAATAAATAACAGCGCACTATATGTGCGCTGGGGATATTAGATGTCTTGGAAAAAGTATTTTAGAACAGTTGCGTCTACTTCGCAGCAGCCCGGTGCTATGCCGGTTCTGGCTGGTGGAGACGATCGGGGTTCGCGCGGCGATGGCAGCGCGGGTCAGGGTTCGGCCTCGAAGTATGCGAGTTACCTGCCTGAAGTCTACGCCGGTCATCCTAATCGGATTCAACGCTATTATCAGTATGACGACATGGATCGCGATTCCGATGTGAACGCCGCGATCGATACGATTGCGGACTTTTGTACGCAGTCGGAGGAGCAGACCGAGAATCCGTTCCTGATCAACTATCTGGCCGAGGCCAACGAGACCGAAGTCAAGATTCTCAAGTCCGTCATGACCAAGTGGGTCAAGATGAACGACTTCAAGTCGAAGCTCTGGTTCATTTTCCGCAACGCGATTAAGTACGGCGATGCGTTCTTCCTCCGTGATCCCGAGACAGGCGAATGGCTCTGGCTTGACCAGAACTCCGTCATGATGGTCAAGGTCGATGAGGAGAACGGCAAGACACCCGAGGAGTATTTCATCAAGGGAATGGAATACAACAAGCAGGCCAAGTTCGCCACCAAGGGCGACACGAGCCAGTACGGGGCGATCCTCGGCATGAACGGCCAGCAGGGTATGGCCCGGCCGCTCTCGGCATCTTCCGCTGCGGGCAACTTCTCCATGGCCGGTGCCCACATCGATCAGCGCTCACAGAAGCCGGGATCACAGAACGCGGCCAACGATGTGTCGGTGGTCGATGCCAAGCACATCGTTCACCTGTCTCTCTCCGTGGGCATGGACATGAACTGGCCCTTCGGCGCGTCCGTGCTGGAGCCGATCTTCAAATCCTTCAAGCAGAAGGAACTGCTCGAAGACGCGATTATCATCTACCGGGTGCAGCGCGCGCCCGAGCGCCGTATCTTCTACATCGACGTGGGTACGATGCCGCCGCCGCGCGCCATGGCACACGTCGCAGCGATCAAGAACGAGATTCACCAGCGCCGTATCCCGAATCGGACCGGTGGTGGCGCGTCAATTCTCGATGCCGCCTACAATCCGCTCTCGATCATGGAAGACTTCTTCTTCGCGCAGTCCTCTGAGGGCCGTGGTTCGAAGGTGGAAACCCTTCAGGGCGGCGACAACCTCGGTGAAATCGGCGACCTCGACTACTTCAACAAGAAGATGGCTCGCGGTCTGCGCATTCCGCCGTCCTACCTGGGTATCGGCGAGGAGCAGGCGACGTTCAACGACGGCAAGCTCGGCGCTGCAATGATTCAGGAATACCGCTTCAACAAGTACTGCATGCGTCTCCAGAATCTCCTTGCTCCAGTGCTGGACAAGGAATTTAAGAAGTTCGTTGCCGATAATGGATTCAACATCGATACGTCGATCTTCGAACTCCAGTTTAACCCGCCGCAGAACTTCACTAAATATCGTCAGATCGAATTGGACGCTCAGCAGATCGGCGTGTACGCGCAGGTCTCGGAGAACAAAAGACTGTCGGAGCGCTTCAAGTTCAAGCGATTCCTCAACCTCACCGAAGAAGAACTGCTCGAAAACGAGCGTCTGTGGGGCGAAGAGAATGCCGCGAAGGTCAAGAAGGCAACCGGTGCGACTCCCGCAGAGGGCTCCTCGGAGACCGATCTGGGCAGCGTCGGCATCCGCTCGGGCGGCGATATGGACTTCGGTCTCCCCATGGATGGTGAGGCCGGTATGGACGGCGCGGACCCCGCAGCAGGCGCCCCAGGCGCTGACCCGATGGCCGGTGCAGGCGGAGCCCCAGGTGGTGCCCCGGCGGCGCCTGCCGGTGGTGCAGCCCCGGCCCCTGGTGGCGGACCGCTTTAAGGAGAACGAAGCATGAAGCTGTTTGAGCTTGAACAATCCGAAGTCTCGACCGGGTACTACGACCCGAACGCGGACGACATGAGCACGCGTAAGATGAGCGACACGCGCAAGCCGTTGCTGACACTGCGCAAAATCAATCGTCTGAAGAAGATGCGTGCGTTGCGCCAGCTTGACGACCTGAAGCGTCAGGACTTGCTCGCGGTGATGTACGCGGTCCCGGACGAGCCAGCAGGCGGCGGATTCCCAATGTGAGATCAAGGCGGTGGCTTCCACCGCCTTTTTCTTTGGCCAAGAGGAACCGTCAGAAAAGCTCGTTTTTACCCCTTATAGAGTCAGTGAATTTCGCGGTTGCTAAATAAAACCAGATGCTAATTGCATCAGAGCAATCGTAACTGGAGAACATTCATGCGCTCTATTCTAGAAAAGGCTATCGTTCATCTTCTTCAGGAAGAGAACGAGCAGGCCCAGGCGCTCTTCCACAAGTTCATGGTGGAACGTGCGCGTCAGATTCACGAATCCCTTCGTTCGGGCGAAGACGCCCTCATGGAGTCTTTCGACGAAATCAACACCGACGAAATGTTTGAGGAAGGTGATCTCACCGGTCTCGAAGACGACAACACCGACGATGCTTCCGCTGAAGTCCCCGCAATGGGCGACGACTCGGCTGCTCCCGAGTTCGGTTCCGACGACTCTGCTGATTCCGATGCTTCTTTCGGTGGCGAGACCGATGAGACTGCTCCGGAAGGCGATGAGTTCGGCGGCGACGACGCTGGCGTAGAGGGCGAGGGTTCCAACGAGGACCGTCTTGCCGATCTCGAATCCCAGCTTGCTGACCTCCAGGCCGAGTTCGAGTCCATGATGGGCGGCGACTCTGCTGAAGGCGACCTCGATGGTTCGGCCGATCTCGGCGATTCGGACGACTTCGGTGGTTCCGATCTTGGCGATGACGCAGGTGATCTCGACGGCGACGACACCATGGGCGGCGAAGTCGATGGCGATATGGATTCTTCCGAGACCGGCGACATGGCCGATTCGATGGAAGACGACATGGAGCAGGCTCCGGTCCACGAGGCTGACGAGTCCGAGGACGAGAACGAGGACGAGACCCTTGAGGAAGAGTCCTTCGACGACATCACCGAGTCGGTGATCTCCGAGCTTGAGAAGGTCATGGTTTCCATGACGGACGGCAAGGAAATCGGCGCTGGTAAGTCTTTCTCCCAGAACGGCAAGTCCCCGGCTCTCCAGAAGAAGCCGAATCCGATGTCGGACGGCAAGCCGGTCACCATCAAGGCGACCGAGCACAAGGGCTTTGAGCGCGAGACTGCTCCTTCGGTGAAGGACATGAAGGCGCGCAAGAACACCAAGAAGAAGGCCGATGCTGGCCAGTCTTCGGTCTCGAAGGAAGGCGATAAGTCCGCCCTCATCAACAAGACCCCTGGTGCAGAAGCTCAGACTCACTCGCCGCTCGCAAAGCGCTAAGTTTAGTTCATATTGTTGAGGTTTGTGTATGTCCAATTTTCTGACTGAACATCTTACTTACGATGCTGCCAAGATGATGGTTGAGTCCATCGACAATGGCGAAGGCAAAGGTAAGTCCCTCTTCATGAAGGGTATCTTCATTCAGGGCGGCGTACGCAACCTCAACGAACGTGTCTATCCGGTGCGTGAAATCGAGAGGGCAGTTGATAACGTCAATGACATCCTTCGCGAGGGCGGTTCCGTCCTTGGTGAGTGCGATCATCCGGCGGAACTCACGATCAATCTCGACCGCGTCTCCCATGTGATTGAATCCATGTGGATGGACGGAAATTCGGGATTCGGCAAGCTTAAAATCCTGCCGACCCCGATGGGCAATATCATCCGTACTCTCACCGAAGCCGGTGTGAAGCTGGGTGTGTCCAGCCGTGGTTCCGGAAACGTGAACGATCGCGGCGAAGTATCAGATTTCGAGATCGTAACCGTCGATGTCGTGGCTCGTCCATCGGCACCGAACGCCTATCCGAAGCCTGTTTATGAGGCACGTAACAGCAAGCGCGGGAATGTCATTCAAGACCTCGCAGAAGCCGTTGCACACGATCCTAAAGCTCAGAAGCACTTCCATACGGAACTTCTGAACTGGATCAATAACCGATAATTTTACCAGAGGAGTTATTCTGATGGACAACCTTGCCAATATTCTGGGTGAATCTGGCCTTCCCGCTGAGATGGTCACTTCGCTTCAGGAAGCCTTCGATAAGAAGGTGGCCGAGGCTCGCGAAGAGGCTGAACTGTCGATTCGTGAAGAGTTCGCTACGCGCTTTGAGCACGATAAGGCGACGTTCGTCGAGGCTATGGACCGCATGCTTTCGGATGTGGTTCAGAAGACCGAGGAAGCCAAGGCCGCTGAAATCGCCAAGTTGAAGGAGACGCACACTAAGCTGCGTCGCAGATCAACGAGGCCAAGACCCTTTACCGTTCGAAGCTCAAGGAGAGCATCGGTACGGCGAACGCCTTCGTAACGCGTGAGCTTGCGAAGACGATCAAGGCACTTGCCGAGTCCAAGAAGAACCTTGTCGCGAAGCAGAAGAAGCTCGACGAGCAGTTCAACACGGTGAAGGCCGAAGTCGCTCGCCAGCAGGCAGAGCGTGTGACCAAGATCGACGAGTTCGTCGTTCGTCAGGTCAAGCGTGAGCTTAACGAATTCAAGCAGGATCACCGTGCCCTCGTTGAGACCCGCGTAAAGATTGTGGCCGAGAGCAAGAAGAAGCTCGCGGATACGCAGAAGAAGTTCGTTTCGGAGTCGGCCAAGAAGGTCGAGGCTGAGATCAACAACACCCTGAAGCGTGAGATGTCTCAGCTTCATGAAGACCTTGAGCGCAACCGCCAGAACAATTTTGGTCGTCGCGTGTTCGAGGCCGTCGCTGCCGAGTTCATGACCTCGTACCTCAATGAGGGTTCCGAGATTCGTGCTCTTCAGAACGTCCTTGAATCCAAGGAATCCGAACTCGCCGCTAAGACGGCCAAGCTGAACGAAGCGAAGACCGCCATTGAGTCGGTTACCCGCAAGGTCAAGCTGGCTGAGGATCGCGCGATTCGCACCAAGACCATGACTGAGCTTCTGTCTAACCTTCGCGGTGACAAGCGCCAGATGATGGAATCCCTGCTGGAGACCACGAAGACTGACGCTCTGCGTTCGGCTTTCGACAAGTACCTCCCGGCCGTCCTCAATGAGGGCGTTCGTAAGGCTCCTGCTCCGCAGAACAACGCCCCGAAGGTTCTTAGCGAGACCAAGGCTCCGGTTCGTCGCGTCGTCACTGGCGACAAGACCAATCGTCTAGCCGAATCTGCTCAGATCGAGACGGATAACGAGCTAGACGTGTCTAGCGAGATGATCGCGCAGGTTGTTCGCCTCGCAGGAATCCAGAAATAAGCCATTTTACTACTTAACTGACCGTATTACGGTCAGTTAAGTAAATAATAGTGGAATTCAATTCGGCACTTAAGCCGGTTTCAACAGAAAGCCATTTTAGGAGTTTATTATGAATAAGCTTTTCGAGTCTCAGTGGAAGGCCACCAAGGCTGCACTGTGCGAAGGTCGTGACCTCACCCACAATCAGGACGGCACCGCCAACGCGAACAAGAAGAAGGTCATGGAGACCGTTCTTGAGAACACCCGTCGCGAACTCAAGCTCATGGAAAACGCCACCGCTGGCGCGACCAACGCAGCTTCCGTTGCTACCCTGAACAAGGTCATCCTGCCGGTCATTCGCCGCGTCATGCCGACCGTTATCGCGAACGAGATCATCGGCGTTCAGCCCATGACCGGTCCGGTTGCTCAGATTCACACGCTGCGCGTTCGTTACGCCGACACGGTCCCGACCGATGGTTCGGGTACGACTGCCGGTAACGAGGCTCTGTCCCCGTTCGATATCGCCCGCTTCTACTCGGGTAACCAGAACGTCAACAGCCCGAAGGCTGCTGCCACCGCGAACCTCGAAGGTAAGGCCGGTAACCGCCTCTCCATCCAGATTCTGAAGGAAGTCGTCGAAGCCAAGACCCGCAAGCTCTCGGCTCGCTGGACCTTCGAAGCTGCCCAGGACGCCCAGGCTCAGCAGGGCATCGACATCGAGGCCGAGATCATGGCTGCGCTCGCGCAGGAGATCACCGCCGAGATCGATCAGGAGATTCTTGTTTCGCTCCGCGCTCTTCCGGGTATGCCCACCTCGACGTTCACTCAGTCCGCTGTCACCGGCACCCCGACCTTCGTCGGCGACGTGCACGCTGCCCTCGCGATCCTGATCAACCGTCAGGCCAACCTCATTGCTTCCCGCACCCGTCGTGGCGCAGGCAATTGGGTTGTGGTCTCTCCGACCGCTCTCACGATCCTTCAGTCCGCTACCACGTCGGCTTTCGCTCGCACGACCGAGGGTACGTTCGAGGCTCCCACGAACACCAAGTTCGTCGGCACCCTGAACAACTCGCTCCGCGTGTACGTCGACCAGTACGCTGCTGACAACACCCCGGTCCTCATCGGCTACAAGGGCAACGAGATGGACGCCGCTGCGTTCTACTGCCCCTACGTTCCGCTGACCTCGTCTGGCGTCGTCATCGACCCCGCCACGTTCGAGCCGGTCGTTTCGTTCATGACCCGCTACGGCTACATCGAACTCACCAACTCGGCTTCGTCGCTGGGTAACGCTGCCGACTTCCTCGGCCTCGTTGGTATCGACACCGCCTCGCTCTCGTTCATCTAAGTTCTCACGAACTGGACTGAGTGTCTACTGGAAAGGCCCGCTTCGGCGGGCCTTTTCTTTTGCGTGGTTAACGCTTGTCTTTGGGACGTCTGTTCGACTGAAGATCGAAGTAGTCGAGCAGCTTGCGCCGACCGATGCCGTCCATCGTGCTGACCACGACCAGCGTGACGACCGACCCGAGCGCGAATGCAAGAAGATAACCGATCATGACTGCTCCCCCTTTGTCAGAAACATAACCGATTCCATGAGGATGTCAATCCGGTTTGGGAAGGTACATGCGCAGGAGAAACAGGTCTCGTTCGGCCGCTTCACGATTCCCTCGGATGGCCCGACAGAAGGTTCCGTTTGATTGCATCGACACCATCATCCCCCAGCCGTGGCCTTCAAGCCTGATCCAGTAGGGGCATCCATACCGCATCGCGCAGAACGTACCCTGTCGGGAGTACACAATCGTACACTTTCCGGGAATTCGACAAGTCAGATCGTTGTGAGACGTGTATTTGTCTTGTGTGATCAGACCAAATACTAGCCAAGAAAAATCAAGCTGCGAGTAGTCGATCTGCATCGGAGAACCGCTCCCACTCCCGCGTCACCGATCCGCCATTCAGGGTCATCGGATATCGCAGCCACCGTCTCTGACTCTTCGGGTGCGGGTACTCGCGAAGGTAGACGATACGGACCGCAGACGTGTTCAGGAGGAGTTTCACACAGGTCAGGCAAGGAGAATCCGTGCAATACACGGTGTGGATCGCGTAGACGTCCTTGCATTGGAGCAGAGCGTTCTGCTCCGCATGGATCGCCTCGCACGCATCCAGGCTCGCCCCAGGCTCGGCCGTGGCGCCTTCACAGGGATGGTCGATACAATGCGCCCAGCCGCGCGGTGGGCCGTTGTAGCCGGTCGCCAGGACATCGCCGTGCCGGTCGACGAGAATGCAGCCCACGCGTCTCCTGATGCAGGTGGCGCGGGCCGACGTGGTGAGCGCGTTCTTGAGAAACATCTCGTCC